CCTGCAGCATCAATACCTTGATCATTAATATTTCTATCATCTAAGATAGGCATATAATGAAATTGTCTGATTGTTTTACCCATATTCTTAGGCATAGCTCGTACATTAGCTAACTGCCCAAAATAGGATTCTTTAGCTGCTTCTACGAGTGCCCTCTTATAATAATAATCAGTTCTAAATTGTGTACCCACTGCGGAGGGAGTACCTCCTAATGGATCGTTATAACTTGCTACCATTTTAATCACCTATATAATTTTAACATTTAAAAATTGTTTGACGAAAATTTATCAAACTCTTCATCAGACATAGCTAAAGGGTTGAAGTCTTCCTTACTTGGTTTCTTACTTACTGCCCCTTTTGTTCTAGCTGCTGCCTTCTTTTTTTGAGCAATATTTCTATTACTATTTTTGTTAGAATTTGTAGATGTACTACTAGGTGATTTCTGACTTTCATTACTTAAGTGGTCGAAGCCCCCTTGGGCATTGATCATATCTCCAACTTGTTTATATGCTACTATAGTGGGAACACCTTTAAAATTACCTAGTATTTGTTGCTTCTCATACTCTTTATTAACAATATCGTAAATACCGTTATTCATATGCTCACTAAGCGTTTTAAGTAATTCTGGATTCTCATAGATGATTGTTTTACTCTGTTGATCCGCTTTATTGCCAACCCAGTCAGTAATATCAGCAAATGTAGGAGATGCTCTAAGATCATCTAATACTTCATCTACTTCCATTTCTTTTTGGTCAACAGCATGCGAATTCGGAGTATAACTAGTATCACTATCCATATCCAAATCTAAAGGGTCTATCTCACTATCTTGTAATAACTTCTGAATTGCTCCTTTATCTTTATTAGATAAATCAATTAAATAATTTAATTTCTCTTCATCTAAAAGATCATTCTTTTCTAACTGCTTTAAAAACCTCATGGGTTCTTTAAGTGCAGCCATTTTACTATTATAATTAACTCCCATTTGTAAAAGCCTTACAGCTTCATCAACATTAGTTAACTCTACTTCTTTACCATTAGCCTTAAAGTTTAAGTACTCGTTCATATGCTTCTTTATAGTCTATCTCTGGNGTCTTGTCTAACATTATTAGTTGATTCTTCCTTTTTATCTTTATCAACATTCCCTTTAACTGTATCAGAAGACTGTTCGTCTTCTTCTACAGTTTCATCAATAGAATCATCAGCACTATTAAGAATACTATCTTCTTCTACTTCATCTTCTTCATTAACAGGATCATCAGTATCATCAGAAACTTCTTCTTGGTTACTAGAATCTTCTAATGAATTACTATCACTTTCTTCTTCCTCCTCTATAGGTTCGTCTATAAAATCGTTTTCAGAAAGTTTTTCTAACTCTTCATCACTCATTTCTAATATGCTTTTAGAAGCTTCTGACATAGTATACTCCTTAAGCTATTTGTTGCATTTCTTGTAATAACTCATCTTGTTCTTTATTACTTTCAACAAGAGCCTTTTCAGCTTGAATGCCCAATTGCATTATCTGTCTGAAGTATCTATTTAAATAACTAATAGAAGTAAGTTGATTATTTACATCAGCCATTATATCTTTATCCATACATAAATTAGGGTCAGCTTTAAGCATCACTAATCTTAATGCTTCATTTTTACAATAGCCTTCTGAAATAATTCCTATAAAGTCTTTATTTTTTAATAGCTTTTTTAATGATTTACTTTGATTGATCACTTTATTAGCTTCTTCAATAGAAACACTAATTTCTTCCATTTGTTTTTCAATTACATTACTCATACGTGTGTCCTCTTATAGAGATGGGTTAACCTGTCCTTGTGGAGAGGCGTTAGGGTTATTCTTACGCATTAGATCCATAGCNTTTAAGTCTACTTGGGATTGCTTATCGAATTCTTTTTGGCTTTGCTCTTTCATATCTTCAAAGCCCGATTCTTTACGAGAGTTATTAATAGATTTCTCTCTAGTTTGTACATCTAAATGCCCTGCTTTAGAATCTTCAGAATCAGCTTTAGCAAGATTCAATTCAGCAGTACTTAATTCTTTTTGAGANNTAGCTCTTTCATTTTCAATCTGTACTTTAAGTAATTCATTTTCTAATTGAGCTTTTTCTTGTGCTATTGGGTCAGGTTGTGGGGTATAGTCTTCTATCTTCTTAGCTAAGTCAGGCATCTTTCTTAGTTTAGCNATATCTGAGAGAATCATCTTAGACATTTCTGGATCCATACTATTACCCATAGTTTGTANCATAAATGCTAATTCTTGTGCCTTATCATTATCTGCTTCTGCAGTACTAATAGAGAGCCTTAAATCATACTTACCCCCTAAATCATCTCGTCTGATATTAACAAATTCTTCATTAGTTACACGAATAACTTCTTNATCAGAAAGAAATTCAGTATTCATTGCAATGATTTTACGNCCTATTTGTTTAATACCTTCAGCAAGTCTTCTTAATATTCCTAATTCTCTTTTACTAGCTGCATCTAATGCACTCCTAACACCTGTAGCAGTATTTCCTAATGAANTTCCAGTAATACCGCTGGAGAATGCTTTTACTCCTGTAAGACTTTCAGCTTCATTACGNTGNTCATTTAACATATATTGAGCTGATTGAGGTATTTCTGCAAATGTATGAGTATAGAAAGCTGCCCTAGGGTCTACAGTAGTATTAAACTCATAATCTTCACCACGTTCAAATTTACGCTTATTAAGTAAATCTAATGCATCTTTACGGAACCCTATCTGTCCATTAGCATTACGACCCATAATATCAATCATGCCTCTAGTCACAGCTCCAATAATCTTTTGATTATCTTCTATTAATGCGCCATCAGGTTCACCATATATAGCTTTTCTAACAGGTAATAGCCTAGCAATAACAAAAGGAACCTTCTTATCAGGGAAAGGGTTCTCTTCTAATCTAATCATTGTATCACCAACAAAGGTACCTACAATAGGCTCAACTGTACCATTATTATGTATATCCCAGAATCCCCAATATTCTATAGCCACAAATTTCTTTCTAGCTTTATCTGCAAAAGCAAATGCTGAGTTTTGATAGTTAGAATAGTGGTCTGGATTAGCTAAAGGACTAGCGTTATCTATATTGATATAATCCAAATTAGTATATTTATCGCCTTCTTTCTTTAAAGCAGATATAGAAGTTTCAAAAGTATATATAACAAATTGAGCATCATCTAAATTACCAAAACAAGTAGGATCAATCACAACATTATTATAATCACATACTTCTAAAGTAGGTTTATTTACTTTAATTATTGGGTCAACTTCTTCTGGATCTTCAACACTATCTTTATATAAACTTTCTTCTTCAACCTCTGTTTTATCTTCCATAGGATCTTCTGTTTGGTAATCCCATCCTACTCTAACTACTACAGTTCCTTCATCTACAGCTGTTCTTACATATTCATCTATAAAATTTACTTTATCTATTTGATATGAAAATTGATTATTTAATACTATTTCATTTTGTTGTGCACTTTCTCTATCTTCCCAAGATACAGGAGTAGCAGTAAATAAATCTTCTGTACTTAAGAATGGTTCTGATAATGCAGCATATCTCCATTCAGCTTGTTTCCTAATTAATTTAGGAACTACATTTGATCTATTAGTTCCATTAGCAGGTTGTGCTGATCCAACGCCATTAAGGTTATCTAACCATCCCATTACATTAGTAACATGAGCTGTATGGGAAGATAATGCTCCATTGTAATCCTCTTTTAAACTCTTAACAGAAGGTTCATTTTCCCAATTAGTAAGTCTTTTAAATTTTTTCTCTTTATCCTCAGAATCATAATCATCTTCTTTGGCTTCATCAAGTTCATCTAATTCAACTTCTTTATTCATAATAAATCCTAGTATACTTTTAATAATAAAGGTACTGCATTAGTTTGTTGATTTACGCCAACTAATATAGTGATATTACATATTACAGTATATAGGCCCACACTCGGAGTAGCCAACTTAATATGTGCTATAGTTCCTGTAATAAAATTATTTGAAGAAGTAACTCCTAAAGGTAAAGACCATGTAACTCCTACAAGAGTACCTCCTTCATTAATCATCCAATCTCCAAAATTTATAGCATAATATAAATCATCACCTGCATTAGCATCAGGCCAGTGATCTTTCTTATTATGGTCAGTATATACTTTATGTATCATAATAATTCCTGATTATAAAATTACAATATATGTTCTATATGATGGAGCTACAGTATACATCATACTTCTTATAGGTACAAAATAGGTATACAGTGAAGGCACATACTCATAATAACTGGTAGATACACTTAATGTAACAGTATCTAATGTATTTCCTACTGTTCCTACTGGTTCTGTAATAGTAGGATAAGGCTCAGAACATCCTATCATACTAATAGTATTATTAGCAAAAGGGACATAACTATTATTTTTTTTAATTACAATATTAGTAGTAGGTACATAGTTATTTTCTATAAAGTTTTTAGAGTATGGATCACAATATATAGGAGTTATTTCTAAATTAGATAATACTCCTGTTACATTACTAGATACATCATCTAAAGAAGCATTAAATCTTCCACTTGCTGCATAATTACCTAAGATAAATGCAGTAGAAGGAGTGTACCCTGTATTTGTGTAATTAAAATTTAAAAACATAATTAGTTAGGCATTATAGGTGAGTGGGTTATAGGCTGATTTAACTGCTCTACTTTTTGCCATATAACTGTTCCATCTTGAACAGTAGATAATACTCCTGCTGGCCATGCAGGTTCAGTTATACCTGTAATACCTGCAGTAGTACATTTATAGTAATAAGGAGATAATTCTGTATTAGTTGGGAATACTAAACTATTTAATACATGAGAAGTCTTCCCTTTCCATATATCTCCTTGATAAGGAATACATGTAACATAGTGGGGTTTATTCTTATGTACTACTGGGATATTATTACTAAAAGTTACTCCGCTATTAAAAGTATCAGAAGTGAGTTCTCCTGTATTTAATACATATGTTCTTACATACCATAAATAAGCTAATACGTCTTCTTGAATAGTCCCGTTAATATAATTTAACACTTCTCCGTTAAATTTTCTATATAAACTCTCTATAGCCACATCTTCTAATACTTTATTATAAAAGGATACTTCATCTATAGTACCTGTAAAATTTTCACCTAAAGTAAATGAACCAACATTAATTAAATTTAATGTTTGTACTGGATCATATATTCCAGTAAATTCAAGTTGACCATTTACCCATATTTTTATGACACCTACTGATTGAGTAATATGAAGTAAATAAATATCATTTGCATAAATATTATACCCTGTTACTTGCTCTGAAATAGCAAATACAGTAAGAATTCCTGTAGGGCCTACATAAAGCTCATATGAACCTGTAGAGAGGATATTATTACGTACTCCTGCGTTTGTTGCTTTAAATGCAATACTTACTGTAACGTCTGTTAATCCTGTTACAAAAGGAAAAGTAACAGCACTATCAACAGGAGTAAAATCTACAGCTTTATTATCATCATTGATAATAAGACTTGGGGACGCTAATGTAGGAGTATTAATATAAGTACCTTCTATTCCTCCTACTACCTCATTTGTACATACAGTTCCTATTGTATCTGCTAATCTCCAATAACCTAATGGAGCGTAAGCTAATACTCTAGCAGGGTAGGGTAGTAAATTTGACGCATAGTTTACTAACTCATTAAGTGTTTCAAAAGATACTTCATAGTCTATAAGAGTACACTCATCTAATTTACCAGCAAATAAATTAGTTTGTAATGTAGTCTCAGAAAATAAAGATTCAAAATTAGTAACGGCCCCCATAGTCTGAGATAAACCTTGCTGTATTCCATTAATATATAGTTTTATAAAACCAGCAGCATTATAAGTAATTATAATAATCTTTGGGGTGTTATCTGTTACAATTTCTGTAGATTGTAAATATAAATTAGTAGCAATGATATGAAGTTGTAAATGACCTGTTGCTGTAATGTGTAAATCAAATGTATCAGTTTTTACTAGATTACAGTAATAAGTATTGGTCTGTATATTCAATATAAATGTAAAATCATCAACAATAGATTGAGTCCCTACTAAAGATATTTCTTGTCCTGCAACTCCTATAATAGAAACAGAGTGATCTACCGTACTACTTTGAATTAAAGAAGACTGTCCTAGTATAGTTCCAGTACCATAAATTAAATCTTTATTTAACTGGGCATCTACCGCAATAGCTCCAGTTAAATCATCAAATTTCCAATAATGTACTGGTAATAAAAATTTAATTAAATCTGTATAACCAAATGGGGAAGTATTTATTCCTGCAGATAGCATATAAGATTCTTTTGCTTGTGCAGCAGAAAAACCAAATAAAAATATAGATATTTCATCTACTACACCTTGGAAGTTATTTCCTACAGTATCTCTAAATAAATCTAAGTTAGATAAAGAAGGTGTATAGTTTAATACACCATGTTTATGTATTCCATTTATATATGCTCTTATATCATTAGCAACATCTCTAACAATACTTATATGATAAATATTATTTAAACCTAACGTAGTATCAGTATTTATACATGTACCATTAAAGTATATCTGCCCATTTTAATAATTCTAACGTCTGTCCTCCAACTGTATTCCATAGATTAATACTACCTGTTAAATAAGTTGGTTTAATTATAAAATTTAATGTAAATGCATTAGGTAATGTGATACCAGGAGATATATATTTTTCTACTAAAGGTAATGCCCCTAAATCTAAGGCAGATCCTCCCTCAGATAATAGTCCTGCAGTTGCTAAATTGTACCCTGAACCTATAATAGTAGCTCCAGTAGTATATCCTGTAACATCTCCTGCTAAAGTGCCTACAGTTTCAGCAAAGTTATAGTACCTATACGGACCTAAAAAAAGAATAAAATCATAATAATTGCCTAAACTTACTACACTACCCATAGATTCTTGGTATAACCGTTGTACTTGATACGTTGTTAAATCAGTATCCCAAAA